GAGGTGACCGCATGATCCCGCACGATTACGACGAACGCCCCGAGCGCGACCCGTGCGACGACCCCGAAGCGTGGGAGCCGATCCGGGACAGCTACGAAACGAGCGGGATCGCATTCATGTCCAGGCCCGAATGGGCCGAGCGCCTCCGGACCCTGGGAGCGCTGACCTACACCGCGACGCCCGATGATCCGGACGCCCTGCCGTTCTAACACTACGCGACCCTATCCAGAGGACAACACCATGCACAGCTTCTACCTGACCTTCGACTACACCGACACGACCGACGCCGACGGCGAGCCTATTGAGAGCGACAGCACCGCGTGGCGGCTGTTCCTCGCCGAGCTAGGGCGCGCCGTCGCCTGCTGGGACGACGTGATCGGCTTCATGCCGGTGCGCTGGTTCGAGTCTCGCCGCCGCTGCGTTGTCCGGTTCACCGTGCCGGCGGAGCTGCCGCAGGCCGAGGCGGTCGACGCGGCACAGCGCTACCTGTACGACATCGGCTGGCTGCACGGCTCGTTCGTCTACGGTGCTGAGCGCGCCTACCGCGTGCGCGTCGAGACGGAAGTGCTCGTCTACGCGGTCGACGAGGACACGGCCCGCGGCGTCGCCGAGGCCACGACCGGCGTTCACTCCGTTATCCGCACCCTCTAGTGCTAACTACGCAAACCCGGCCTGAAGCCGAGCCTACACCATAACCGAGGACACGTCTATGTTTATCTGCACGAATGATCGCTATACGCCGACCGAGGACAGCTTTAACAGCGTCGACGCGTTCGTGGATATGTGCCGGGCCTGCTTCGGCGAAGCGCCCGAGCTGACCGCCCGCAACGGCGGGAACGAGTACACGGACAGCACCGGCGCCGTGGTGCTCCGGCGCGTCTTCGACATGAGCCCGTACACCTCGGGCGGGGCACAGCTCCGCTGGGAGTCGATCCGGTTCGAGGACTACGCCAACGAGGCATCCCTGAACGCCGCGAACATGCGCGACGCAGGCAACTACGCCGAGGCCGCGCGCACGTTCGAGCGCGCCGCGCTGCACGCCCTCCGGGCCGCGAACGCACGGTACGAAGCCTCCGGCCTGGACGGAGCGCACGCCGACGACGTGAGCATTGCCGCGCTGCTGATCCGGGACGCCCGCACCTACGCCGACCTCGCGCGCCGCGCCCTCGCGTCTGTCTGACTCACTCCGGGCCACGCAGGGGGCACGGAGAACAGGTGCCCCGAATTCTGGTTGACACGCTACACCGCAACGGTATATGTTTGAGACAGGAGGCAGCCATGATCATGTACGAAGTCAGTAAAGTCATCGCAGTATTCGACGAGGCCGAATCGCGCACACAGCCGATCCTGCTGTTCGTCGACGACATGGTCACCGAGATCCTACGCAACATCGTGCACGGCAGCGCCGAGGTTAGGTGGAGTTCGGACTACGAAGGCGTGCTGTGCTCGGGCTACGCGCGGCCCGAGGACGTGGCTGCGCTGCGCGATGCCGCGTACGTAGCCGAGCACGAGATGGCGACACCGCAGCTCGAAGAGGCGGCCACGCTGCGCGAGCTGGCGGATGAACTAGAACTCGGGCTGCGCTTCAGCATCGTCAAGGCCGAGCACGCTTGGGCCTACTACACCGCCTGAGGAGGTCCGACATGAGCACCAACGAATACGTACGCATTGTCGCCGAGGCGCACCTCGACCTGATCCGAGTCGGAATCCGGGGCGTCGAGGCCGCCGCCGCGAAGGGCGGCCAGGAGGCCGTCGTCTACGGGTGGAACGACGGATACCTGTTCGCCGCGCGCGAGGCCGAGCGCGCCCTCGCGGCGGTCATCGCGAAGCTCGCCGAGGCCGAGTCCGGCGCCGGAGCGGACGCCGCATGATCGAGGCGCTCTTCGTGATCGGTTCGTGGGCCGGTCCCGTGATCTGGATACTGTGCGCCGCCATCGTCGCGGGCATCCTCGCAACGCCCGATCCGGGCCGCCGCCGGCACAACTCGAAGGAGGACTGAATGACCGACACCCCCTACACCGTCACGTTGCGCGTGGCGCCGGGCACCCGGCAAGCGCGGATCACGCTCACCTCTCCAGACGCGCCCGAGGGGCTGTCCGTCGCGCGCCCCGGCATGTCCGAGGCGCACGCGATTACCAACGCCCTGCGCGGCATGGCGGACCTGCTCGACAGCGCCCGCCGGCAGCGTCTGCGCGAGGCCAACGCCACGCAGTGGGTCCGGCTCAGCATCGACGTGGACGTCGAGGTCATGGCCGCCGACGTGGAACTGGCGCGGCAGCGCGAAGACGCCGCCCAGTCCGGTGACATGGCCGCCGCGCGGGACATCATGAACCTGGCGCTCGAATGGCTGGGCACCGCCATGTACGACAAGGACTCCCGGGACTGGCAGTCGTTCGACTGGGCCCTCGTGGAGGACTGCGACCCCGACGACTTTCCGGAGGCATGATGCTGCTCCCACCGCCGGCCGAGGTCACCTTCGACTACACCAACTGGAAGGGGGAGCGCCGTCTCCGGCGCGTCCTGCCCCGCGAGCTGTGGTTCGGGGCCACCAACTACCACCCCGATCCTCAGTGGTTCATCCGGGCCGTCGACCTGGAGAAGAACGCCGTGCGCGACTTCGCGCTGCTCGACATCCACGGAGTCCGGTAGTTGAAACGGGGCGCCGACACCATGCCGACGCCCCGTCCGTCCGCTTTCCACCAGCAGAATAACACGACCACCGACAGGAGGCAGCCATGAGCAACCACGCACCGCAGACCGGGATGGACTTCATCCAGCACCGACAGATCATCGAAGCGCTCGAAGCGCAGACCAAAGAGATCACGCGCATCCACACGCTGATCTCGCGGGTCGTCTTCTACTCCGCCCTCGCGTCTATCTTCGTGATGATGGCGCGCTGCGCCGCGAACTGACCCGCCGAGCGCCCCCGGACGACGAGGTCACGGGGGCGCTACCGCGCGTCGGGCAGTCTCAGCAGGCACAGCTCCGCCGGTCAGGGGTGTCCACCCTTCCGGCTACCTGCCGTCTCGCGGCAAGGTCCACTATCCCGTGACGCGCTTCGCTGCAACGATCTGCGCGAGGCGCTCGTCGAAGTCGACGTCCACCTTGATGGCCGTCTCGACCGTCGTCGTGGACTTCTGAACCTCGACCAGGCCGCACCGGTCGAGGACCAGCTCGGCCGCCTTCAGGCGGTCCTTCGGCGTTACTGAATCGTCATTCATCAGGTCCACGAGCGTGGACAGGGCGGCCTCAGCAGCGTCCTCCAGCTCCTGCCCGAGGCTCTTGCGCCGCAGGTCGCGCCCGCGTTCGATGGCGCCCTTGATGGACGGGTCGTCGGCCCACTGCCACACGATGTGCGGCCGCAGCTTGAGCCGCCGCGACACGTCGCGCACAGTGTAGCCCGCGGTCAGGAGCTGGGTGGCGATGGCCCGCACCTCAGGGTCGCCCGCGAACCGCGCCTGGTCCGCGAGCATCTCGACCACTTCCTGCTCCGCGGCGGGCCGCACGAGCGTGACCTTCGCCACCGGCTGGATCGTGACGGAGGGTGCGATGGCAGGGATGCGAACGACCGGGCGACCTTCGTCGCCTCCGTCGGTCCCACCGTCAAGGTCGTCGTCTTCGTCGTCGTGCATGCGGCCTAACATAACCGCAGCGTCAAGCTACGCGCAACGGTTGTGCAGTCGCGCGGTTTATGCTATCATCGAGGAGCCCGGGGCTACGCTAAGAAGAGGCGCGCGGCAACGTGGCGTAGTAGCATTCCCACTCCCGAATCGGTACGAAGCCCACGTACTCGCGCCCATCGGCGGTCCGCGTGTACCAGACGTGCCGGGACGTGCGCCGCACCTCCCGATACAGCTCGCGGGTGGCGGGCGAGAAGTAGACCTCCTCGCCCCGCGCGTTCGGGCCGCTCATGCCTTCGAGGCGAGCGTGTACCCGCGCTTCTTCCGGACCTCGACGAGCCGACGTGCACGGCCGTGCGCCACGCGAACGTGGAGCCAGCAGTACACGCCAGGCACGCCCTCGACCTTGAACGACGCCGGGATCTGGCACGAGATGCGCCCGACCGCGTGCAGCAGGTGTGAGCATGTACGGTGCGGCTTCCCCTTCGCAGGCTTGTACGGGTGCGTCGTCTCCGGCAGAGGCGGACGCGTGTCCTCGTACGGTGCCTGCGTCAGCGAGCGCAGCCGCGTCCAGAAGGACCGGGCGGCCGCCGTCGGGTAGCTCTCCAGCACCTTCATGGCCGCGCGCACCATGCCGACGGTGACCGTCATGTCCAGCAGGACGGCCCCGCTGATCAGCGCGAGCGCGTCGCCCGCCTCGCGCGACCAGAAGAGGCAGCGCGAGGCAGTGGCCGGGTGGATGTTGACCTCCCAGTCGTCGGGCAGGTCGTACTTCTCGTTCCGCAGACGCGCTCGGTTAGGCCGGACCACGGTGGATCTCCATGTCGTCCTCGGCCACCTGAGAGTCGATGACCGTGCGGCTGATACGGTACACGCGCATCGGCGCCCCGTGGATGCGGGCCACCTCGGACCGGGACTTCACGCTGCTGTTGCTGTTCTGCGTCTTCCGGACGCCGCCGAGCAGCCAGCCGCGGTCCGCCCAGCGGTCGAGGATCTCCTCGACGTGGTAGCCGATGGGCTCCAGCACCTCGCGCAGGACGGTGGGCAGGAGCGCGATGTACTCCCAGTCCTCGCCGCGCGTCCACGACCCGGCCCAGCCCTTCGCCGGGACGATGGGCGACCCGCCCGAGGTCGTCTCGTGGCGGCCCCAGAAGCGGCCCTGGTTCGCCGTGCACCACGACACCATCTCGATGAGCGCCGCGAGCGGCCGGTCCTGGTCGGCCTCGATGCGGTAGATCGCGTCAATGGCGAACGCCATCGGGTCCTCGTCAGGCATGGGAACACCCAGCTCGTGGACGATGGTCGATGCAACGTGCAGCGTCGCCAAGTTGCCCGCATGCCGTCGGGTGACAGGCGTCCGCGCAATCTGCGCGTACTGGTCCCGTGTCTCCTTCCAGATGCGACGCAACGCGTCGTGCTGCTCAGCGATGCTGATGAGGTAGTGTATCACGCGACGGCCGAGATGACCATAGTCGGTCTGAAGCCGAAGCGTGATTTCTTCCGCCGCTTTCCCGCTCTCGGCCACCCCGGATCCCATGGGCTTGCCGGTCACCGGGAGCACGCGTGCACGGGTGCCGCCGTCCTGCGAGAACGACACCGCGGACGACTCGCCGGACATGAGCATGACCGTGCGCCACGAGGCCGTCTGCCGCGCGCCGCCGATGGACCCACGCCCTCGGCCCTGCCCGTTCGCGAAGTCGTACACCACGTCGCGCACGACCTTGGTGTCCTTCGCCCGCTTCGTCTCGTCGAGGATGACCGGCAGGTTGCTCAGGAACCCGGACAGCCGCTCGATGTAGACCTTGGTGCTGTCCCACGAGTACATCGCCGTGGGCGCGCTGTCGGCCGGGCGGCCCCAGACGCTGGCCGCCACGCGCATCGCCGTGGTCTTGCCGCTCGACGTCTCCCCGTTGAAGTCCATGATGAACGACGGGGCGTTGAAGATTTCCAAGAGCGGCGCGGCCGCGCTGGCGTAGAGCGCCAGCCACATGGGCGTGTAGGGCGCCATGATCTCCATGGTCGCGCACCACTCTTCCCACGTACCGCTCGGCTTCCAGCCTTCGAGGACCTGCTCCATGCCCTCGGGCGGCACCAGCTCCACGCCGCCCTCCTCGATGGACTCCAGCGCGTAGAAGATTTCCGGCAGCAGGAAGCCGCTCACGCCGCCCTGCTTGATCCAGCCCATGCGGTGCGCCGCCTGGTGCGCGATCAGCCGGTGCATGTTCTCCGCCTCGAAGTCGCCCAGCCACTCGACGAGGTTCGACGCGGAGTTGCTGGTGACCGGCACCTCCAAGTCGGCGAGGCCCACGAGCTTCTGGCTGTTCAGCAGCACGCCGCGGTCGATGGCCCGCATCGTCCAGCCCGCGGGCGTGCGCCACATGAGGAGCCGCTTGGCCCCGCCCGTGAGCACGTCGTGCGTGCGCCCGACGATGAACACCGGGGCCGCAGCGATGCGCGCGCTGTTCGTCCCGCCGTCCTGCGCCACGCTCAGCTTGAACACCCCGGAGGCGTCCATGATGTAGCCTCGTGGAACACGCAGGCTGTCCAGCACCCCCGGCTCGACGAGCTGGGGAGGCGGGGCCGCGGGCCCGAGCGCCATCGACACGGACACCAACGAGGTGTCGTTCACCACGCCGATGGCCTTGTCCATGCGCGCCTTGCGCTTGTCGGAGACGATGCGCCGGAGCGCCGCGCGCAGCGTGCGCGCCCGGGTGGCCTGGCCGGGGAGCAGCTCGATGACGGACAGCATGCCCGCCACTTGGCTCTCGTTCGCCACCCACGCGTCCGCGATGAGGTCAAGCGCGTCGGCGCGCTGGAGCGCCGCCCACGCCGCGAGGTGGTTGCTCTTCTCTCCGGAGGAGAGCTGGCTCTGGAGCGTCCGCAGGATGTCGAGGCCGGGCTCTTCGGCAGCCGTCCCGCCCTCGTCGTTCTCGACGTGGATGTCGTTCTCGTCGTCGTTGTTCATGCCCGATCCCGGAGGTAGAGGTGGCCGCGTGGGACGAAGTAGCCCTCGCCGCGGAGCTTGACGATGGCGAAGTTGATGTAGGACTTGCTGAACGGGACCGAGGCCGCGAGCGTCTCCAGCGTGGCGCATGGACCGTCCGACCGCCATGCCTCGACCACGGTGCCGATGACCGCATCGTAGCAGGATGCGAAGCGGTCCTCGGTGATCAACGACGCAGCATGCAGCGCACGCGCCGTCGGCACGATGCCGTCCGCCACGATGCCCCGTCGACGCAGCTCCGCCACGTACGCCTTGGCGTCACGGTCCTGCATCCGCAGGATGTCCGCCAGGTCGTAGACGGTGGTCGTCTCCTCGATGGTCTGGCGGTCTTGCAGCACGTCGACCATCACCTCGATGACGTCCTCGCGCGGAACGAACGCCCCGCGCGGGATGCTCTTGCGCGGCTTCCGCTCCTGCTTCGGGTACGTGACCCCGATGCGCTCGCAGTAGCGCACGAGCCGCATGTACAAGCAGCGCGTGCTGTTGGCGTCCGCGGGCATGCCGAGCGCCTCAGCGATCTCACCGAACTCCTTGCCTTCCATCCGCATGCTGTAGATGCGCTCCAGTTGCATGTCGCGCGAACTGTCCGCCCGGTGCGCCTGAGCGGGGTCGTACCCGTTCAGCCGCAGCCGCTTGTGGATGTTGTTCACCGAGCAGTTCTGCTGCGCGGCGATGGTCCTCACGTCCATCCCCGAGCGGAGCTGTTCCCAGACCCGTTCGAGGCGCTTCATCGTCCACGGCTTGCCGGGCGCGGTCATCGCTTCCACCAGTCGGTGAAGCTGCCCGTCGTGATCTGGTAGTACGCGGACGTGTAGGCGTGCTCGATACCGAGCAGGTACGCGGCGTAGTCCGCGTTGCCGCGGAGCCGGGCCTCCAGCTCCTGCTCGTGCGCCATCTTCGCGCGCCGCACGCACTCGTTCACGATGTGCTGGACCGTCATGCTCTTCTCATTCGTAGTCACGAACCACCTCCTCCCATGCCGCGGAGTCGAGAGACAGGATGATCTGCCGGAGCGCGCTGCGAGCAGCGTTGATCCGGTCCTCGTGGGCGATGCGGAGCGCGCTCTGGATGTCCCGCGCGACGCGAGACTCGTAGCGCCCCTCCTCCTTCAACTGGAACCAGTCGATGTAGTCGCTGTTGGTCAGCGCTTCGACGACGACGCGCTCCAGCTCGCTGAGCTTCGCCTCGAACTGCTCGTACTTCTCGTGCTTGTCCATCACGCCCCCTCGGCCGGAGCGGGGATGCCGCCCGCGATGATCAGGCCAGCGCGGTCCTTGTCGAGCGCGCTGATCTGGCCGTTGCTGTACCCGAGCGCCTTGAGCATGGCCCACATGCTGGGGCTCGGCACGAACACCGAGAACGCGCCCGCGGGCTTCGGCACCTCGACGGTCGGCGGGACGATGACATCGGGGACGACCACGTCCTCGTCGGCGTCCTTGCTCAGCTCGATGACGGTCCAGCCCTTCGGCACCTTCTTGGGCTTCGTCGGCGTGCCGATGACCACCTGGCCGTCGAAGTTACACCAAGAGCTCAGCACCTTGCTCAGGGTGTCGGCGTCCCAGCCGCGGTCCTCGGGCATGACGAGCACCGGCCGGTCAGCCGGGGTCCCCGCCGCGAGCGCCATGGCGATGGCGCACGTCACCGTGGCCCACTCGGCCCCGGACAGCGCGGCACGCAGGCGGCGGTCGGTGACCAGCCCGAGGCGGAACACCTCCTTGCCGTTGTCCTCCAGCATGAGGCCGAACGTCCAGCCCGCGGGCATGAACGCCTGCACGCGCGCCACGAACGTGTCGACCACCCGCTTGAGCAGGCCGCCCACGATGTTCTCCAGCTCCTTCTTCATGGCCTTGTACGTCTCGGACTCGCGGGTCATCTCCGCGACGGTGTCGCGGGCGCGCTTGAGGCTGGTCCACTTGTCGGACGTGGAGCGCAGCGCGAGGTAGCGGTCCTGCGCGGCGATGGCCTCAGCCTGGAGCGCGTGCACGTCCGCGTCGACGAGGCTCGTGTCGAGCGCCGCCACCTCCTGCACCAGCTCGTTGATGCGCCGCTGGATGCCGTCGTAGTCGGGCATCACGGGAGCGGGCACGGGCGCCGGGAGCGCGCTCAGCGTGTCCGCGTAGAACTGCGCGCACGCCGTCAGGTGCGGCGTCCCCACCGAGCTGGAGCACAGCGGGCACGAGGACAGCCCCCGCGCGACCGCGATGCGCCCCGCCGTCGCCATGCCTGCGTAGAACTCGCGCTCCTGCGCGTCGACCTGCACGGGCGCCTGTGGGCGCGGCGCCGAGAGCTGCTCGCGCAGCCCGGTGATCTTCGAGAGCAGGGCCGCGTGCTGCGCCTGCGTGCTCTGCACCCGGCTCAGCCGCATGGCCAGCTCGCCCGACACCCGACGGGCCGTCTCAAGGTCCTGCTCCGTCGGCGCCTCGTCGAGGTCCTGCGTCATGCCCGAGAGCAGCGTCTCCGCGCCACCGGCTTCCTTCGACGCGTCGCGCTGGCGCTTGCCCGCGTACTCCAGCGTGGCGAGGAGCGCCTCGACCGGCGTCTTGCCGCGACCCACCGAGCCGCTGATGTCCTTGTACTTCGCCTGGTAGATGGCCGGGACCATCTCCTCGACGTCGCTCGCACGCACATCCGTCGCGGCCCACGCGAGGAACGCCTTGCGCGCCGTGGCCGCGCTGCCCTCCAGCACCTCGCGCACCGCGTGCAGCGGGACGAACGCCTCGCCCGGCATGTCGTGCGCGGGGCGCCCGCTGTCCTTGGCGATGAACACGTAGTCCTCGCCGCTGTTGAGCTTCGCATGGATGGAGAGACGCTCGGCGCTCACCATGCTCATGAGCAGGCCGTTGTCGCGCACGCCGTCGCGCCCGACGAGGTCGTCGGCGCTGCCGAGCAGCGCGAGCTGGAGGCTCTGCTGGATGGCAGACTTCCCGCTCCCGTTCGGCCCGATGATCAGCGTCTTGGCGCCGAGGTCAACGGTGCGCGGACGCCCGTCGATGGTCTTGAGGTTGGAGACGAGCCGCTCGACATGAGGGCGCGCTGCGTTGGTGGTCTTCTTCGGCATGAGGCACTCCAAGGAAAGGCGCCCGGTGGGCAGGGTCAGAGACAGGAATTCTGCCCCACCGCACCGGACGACTACCTCTTAGTGTATCAGTACCGCAACGTCAAGTGTGAATCGTATACTTCGTGTACGGCGTGCAGATGCCCTGGTCCAGCGAGCATTCCAAGCAGTCGGTCAGCTCAGACGTGCCCGTATCTGCGGCGTTGACGTGCATGGTCGTATGCACCCGGAGCGCGTGCCCACAACGCGAACAAGCGATGTCCCGCTCTGCGCCTTCTTCATCGCGCACGGGGGCCACGGGCGTCTCCGTAACGGGTAGACCGGCTGCTGTCAAACGCTTGTGCATCGACCAGTATGCGGCGCGCATCTGCCGGTTCTCCTCGCGCACCGTCTCCAAGGCGAGCGCCGCTTCGGCCAAGAGGTGCCGGATCTGTGTCTTCTCCTCGGACCGATGCACATGCCACCACTTGATTCGGCGCAGAAGCATCTGCGTCTTGTCGATGGCCGGACAGGTGTGGCCGGGCGGCTTCGGCCGCGGAGCTTCGGCGGCGTAGCTGCACGGGCCGCAGTTGCAGGGGGGCAGCTCGCTCATCGGGGCGCCGCCTCGAACGCGGCGACGAGGGCTTCGGCCTCGCTGTTGCCGAGCCCTTTCCACAGAATCGTCGCGTTCCAGCTACGAACGATCCACTCCTCCGCGTCGTGGTCGAAGGCTACGCCGAGCAGCGGCAGCCCCCATGCCTCGCGCACGCACGCGAGCAGGATGCCCATCGACGCAGGCTGCCGGAGGTCCGGCACGTCTACTCCAGGGTTCCACCGCCAGAGGAGCGAGTCGTCCCACGTCCGGCCCTGCATGTCCTTCAGACCCGGCATCGGGCGGAAGTGCTTACAGGCGGAGAGGCGCTTGCCCAGCGCGGTCGCTTCTTCTTCGGTCATTCGTCCCCCTCGCTGCGGTGCTCGCCACGTTCAATACGTTCAGCCAGGCTGAGGATGTCTGTCTCGCTGGGGCCGAACGGTCCCGGGTCGAACGTCTTCAACATCCTTACCGCAGCGGTTCTATCCTCGACCAGTTCTTCGGTCAAGCCGATGACGGTCGAACGCAGGCGCTCCACCTCTGCCACCAAGTTCTTCACGTCCCCGAGGGCTGCGTAGAAGGCAGGGTCGTCGCCCTTGAAGTCCATGTACGCGTTTCGGATGCGCGCCTTGATGGCGATGAGGTCAATCACGACTTCTCCTCGTTGCGGTGCTCGCCGCGTTCGATGCTGTCGGCAGCGACGGCCAAGTTGCCTCCCCACGCGTGCAGCCACGCCACTACGGCGGCGCGCTCGTCCTCGCATCCATCCGAGTGTCCCTGCCGATAGCCGTCCTCGCCTTCGCGCAGCCGCTCCACCTCCGCGACCAGAGCGGCGATGTCGCCGGGTGCGTGGGCTATCAGCACCGCGTCCGCGCGCCCCGTCCGCGCTACGATCTCAATCGGGTAACCATAAGCCTGGGCCTCAACGCCGCGCCGACTTTCATCCACCCACCACGGGCCGGGGGTCGCTGCGGCCAGCCGCGCCTTGATGGCTTCGAGGTCGATCATGGCTTCTCCTCGTGGCGGTGCTCGCCGCGTTCGATGGCTTGGCAGACAAGCCATACACCCATGCTTGCTTCTGTCCTCTGGACCTTTTCTGCGTTCAGCCACAGATTTGAGCGGTGATGCAGGTACGCCACCACGGCGGCGCGCTCGCCACGTAGACGCTCCACCTCCTCAACAAGACCAGCCATGTCGTCACGATGAAGGCAGATGTAGCCGCCAATGTCCTTGGCAAGCTGAGCCTTGATCGGTTTGAGGTCGATCATGCCTGCCTCCGTTCCAGCTCGCGCTGCAAGTACCACAGTGCTTTCTTGAGATCCTCGACCGCGTTGCCCTTGTGGTCGCAACGAGCGAGGTACTTCAGACAGTTCCCCAAGTTGAAGCCCAAGTTCCAGTCCTCGATCACCGTGATGGCTTCGATTTTTCCGACGTTATAGTGGCGCGGATGGTCAACCGTGTTAGGTTCGGGACGAACCGGGACTGCGGTAGCAAGAGGCACGGCAGAGAAAGCCACCTGCAAGTCTCTGAGGCGGGACTCCATGTACCTATGGCCGTGGTCACCCAAAGCGTGCTCCACGACGGCGTGCTCGTCGCAGTAGCGACCTCCTTCGCGGGCCGTGCCCGTGCAGCCGCCTGCCCACTTGCAGCCCTTGGGCGTCTTCGTGCGACGGCCCTTGGGCTTGTGCCAGCGGCACGCGTTGGGCGCGTTCATGCAGAAGGACGGGACGCCGTCGCGGACGATCTCTGCGCCGCAGTAGAGCCTGCTCTCGCTCATGCTGATTCTCCGGTGTGAAGTATGCCGACATCGGTCCAGGCGTCGGTGTCCTTGGCCTCGATGCCGGTGATGGCTGCGATCTGGTTGCTGTCGGGGACCCACGCGTACGCGTACTTGCCGCGCGCGAGGAACCCTTCGACGAGGGCGAACGTGGCCCGTCCGACGGCGGGCTGTTCGAGATGGAGTACGGGGACGACGATGCCGTGGAACAGCGGAGCGCCGCTCCAGTCCTCGGCCATGGGCACGTCCTTGACCCAGGTGTTCCAGCCGCCCATCGCGCGGCTGCGCTTCATGTAGTCGTCGCGGCCCGGGGTCACGACAGCCTCCACGTCGACGCTGCTTAGGCGCTCGCACAGCGTCGCCGTCCACGCGTCGATGACGTCGTCCGGCGTCTGCTTGGCGTGCGCGAAGAACCACCGGCACTTCATGCGACGTCCGTGGCCCGCCACATCACGGCGACCTTCCTGCGCGGCAGGCTCTTCTGCTGGAAGACGAGCTTGCCGTCGTTCAGCAGGTCCATCAACAGCGTACGCACCAGCCGCGAGGAGAGCTTCATCTCGGCCGCCACCTCTTCGGTGGTCGACCACGGCTCCTCGGCGACGATGGACAGCGCCTGCGCCTTCTTGACGGCGCGGGGGTCAACGACGGTCACGGCTACCTCCAGCGCGCACGAGCAGCTTCTTCAGCTCGCGCACGAGAATCTCGAAGTCATCGGCCTCGATGGTGATGGTGCGCTTGCGGATGAGCGCGTCGGTGCGGTTGCGCGCACGAACGCGGTCTTCCAGCGACTGCAACTGGTCGACGGTCATGGGTTCTCCTCGCGGCAGTGGTCACCGCGCATGATGGCCTCGGCGAGCGCGGCGTTGTCGCAGCCAGTCCCCGGCGCGAGCAGGTACGCCACCACGGCCGCGCGTTCCTCTGCTCGCGAGCGGTCGAGCTTGAGCGACTCGATGATGAGTCGGTCGAACTTCTGCGCCTTCTTCAAGTCCTTGATCGTCAGAGCCATCTCAGCGATCTGCGCGGCCAGCGCTTCGTTGCGTTCTTCGAGCGTCACGGCCACCTCCCAACCTTGCGGGCGATGGCGGCGACGAGGTCGAGTAACCAGTGCGTGATGTTGAGTAGGTCGTTCATCGTCCCTCCTTCAGCCGCTTCTTCAGTTCGTTCAGTTCAGCGATGGCATCGCGCAGGTTTTCTTCGGCGTCAGCCAGCGCATCCTCCGCGCTCTCCACGGCTTCGCGACACTCCGCGACCTCTCGCTCCGCTGCCACGATGCGCTTCGGCAACTGGGCGTCGTGCCACCACGCGCACGCTTCACACTCGTGCTCGTTGAGGTCGCGAAACGGTGCGCGTGCATTCTCGCGCACCGTGGGTGGAAGTTGACGCGCCTCGTTCAGCGAGATGCGCGCGTAGTCAACGACGGCGCACGCTGCCTTGGCCGCGTCCCGCAGCGTGTCGGGGCACGGGGGACACGCACGGGCGACATAGAGCAACCCAGCATCCATCCCGGTGCTGACGTGCGTGAAGTTCACGACGTTGGTGGCGTCGATGTGAGAGAACTCGTAGCCGACGAGAGCCAGCCCTGGTGCGTCGGGGTGCGTCAGTGCGTCGATGCCGTGCATCGGGCCGGAGGCGAAGAGGTGAATGGTCACCTTCGTGCGCGCCCAGCCACGTTCTTCCCACGACGGATGAGCGAGGTCTTCGATGTTCATGTTCTCCCCTGAAGGCATTGTTGGTATAGCAACACCTTACCGGAGCGTCAAGAAGAAACGCTACGCTTCCTTCAGATTGCGGCCGACCGTGGCCTCGGCCGTGAGCGGCACGTCCCATCCAGGGATGCGGACGGTCATGCACTCCTCGACCCTGCGCCGGTACGCTTCCAGTTCGGGCGGCAGCGCCTCGCCCTTCACCGGCTTCCACCCAGCCAAGCCCGGCGGCGCTTCGATCTCCACGGCCACGGAGTCATGGCACTGGTGGATGAGGCCCGTGCGTCGCCCGAGGTCCCACGGGAACGCGTGAATCAGCGCCTGCTCCGCGAGCCGCATGCAGCTCGCCTCGGCCGCGAGGATGGGGAAGTTCACGACCTCCTGCTTCTTGCCGTCGCTGAGCAGGCCCGAGCGCCGTCCCATGACCGGCTCTTCCATGTGGCCTTGGTGCCGGTAGATGGACTGCATGGCGTCCCACGCCGTCAGCCACTCGGGCTCGGTCTTCAGCCACGTCTCGTGGAAGTGGCGGACCTCTTTGGTCGTCATGCCGAGGTACGGCAGCTCTCCGCTGTCGGACTCCGTCGACGTGAGCACCTGCCAGATGGTCGCAGGATCGGCCGCATACGCAGCCGCGTACCGGAACGTCTTCGAGATGTCGCGCATAGCTTTCGCCATGCCGGAGCCGGGCTTGCGCTGGATGCTGAACCCGTCGGGTCCCCATCCGTCTGCGTTCTTGAACTTATCACCGAACAGCGCCAGCGCCAAGGCGTTGTGCGGATCTTTTCCTTCGACAAAGCCCTCGATCAACGTCGGGATCTTCCAGTAGTTCGCGATGATTCGGAGGTGCGCCTGGTCGAGGTCGGCGCCCACGAGGAGGTGTCCCGGCTCGGCCGCGAACAGCGTCTTGAGCTTGCCCTGTCCCTTGCGGCTGCCGATGTTCTGGAGGTTCGGGCCGCTCGACGAGAGCCGCCCTGGAGCCGTGACGTGCGCGTTCCACGTCGAGCGCACGCGCCCGTCCGGGTGCCAAACGACGCCTTTGTTCGGATCGTAGCTAGTGAGGTTCAGCGGCAGCAGCACGGTGCCGAGGATCTTGTTCTTCTCCCGGCGGTACAGCCGCAGCTCGCGGATGAACGCCTCCTGCTCCTTCGACAAGCGCCCGCCCGCGAGGTGGCCGCGGAGCACCTTGTCGCCCGTGCCGGGCATCCCCGACGCCGTGTAGAAGTCGCGTGCCTCCATCTGCGGCGGGATGCCGAGCTTCCACGTCTCGTAGAGCAGGTCGCGGATCTGGTCCGCGCTGCCGGGCTTCACGCCCACAACCTCGTCGCCGTCGTCGTTGGAGCCCGCGCTCTTGAGGTCGAGCTTCCCGAGGCCGATGGCGAAGGACAGCTCCGCGAGCTTCTTCTCGCGCTTCGCGACGGACGCGCGCGTCTCCATCTCCATCTTGAAGCGCGCCTCCTGGTCGACGTACACGCCGATCTTGTGGAGGTTCACGCACATGTCCTGCGTGGCGTGGTCCAGCTCGTGCAGGTCCCACCGACGCTGCTCCCAGCCCACGGGGCGCAGCGCCTCCGGCAGGTCGCGGAAGGCGCCCGCCTCCTCAGCGGCATCCAGCAGCGGCACGACGATGCGCGCGTTCACGGTGCTGTCGGTGCAGTTGTAGGCGAGCCGGTCCCAGTCGTCGACCTTGCCGTGCGCGAGGCTCTCGCCCTTCTCCGTCGTCTCCCAGCGGTCGACGTCGGTGAGCACGGAGCCGACGACCTTCAGCCCCTTCGGAAGTTCAGGCGCCCTGAACCTTGCTGCGAACAGCGTGTCGATGACCGGCGCTGGCGTGACGCCGAGCCACTGCTCGACCACCTGGCGGTCGTAGCTGCCCGCGTTGTGGCCTACCTTGACCTTGGTCGGGTCCGTCAGGAAGCGGCGCAGGATGTCGAGGATCCGCGCCTCGTCGTGCGGCTCGTAGTACCGCGTGTAGCCGTCGCCGCTCAGGATGTTGAGGCCCATGACCCCGGCGCGCAGCCACTCCTGCTGGCCCTCGCGCAGCGCGCGCCTGTCGGCGTTGAGGTCCGGGTGCGCGATGGCGATGGAGCGCACCTTGCACGTCATCGCCTCGATGCCGTCCGTCTCCAAGTCGTACGCCCAGAACGGCATGTCCTGCGCGAGGAACGCCTCCAGCTCGTCCGGCGTGGGGTTGAAGGAGCGCGTCGGCTGGGTCCAGCGAAGCTGACCCGAGAACCAGCGCATCGCCTTGCCGAGGTCCGCCTGCATCGTCGCACGCCATCCCGGGGCCTTCTGGACGAAGCCGGGATGGAACGTGGGGAACACTCGCCGCACCGCGCCCTCGGGCACCGCACCGCCCGCCAGCGGCGTCTCCATCAACGCGCCCCAGTGCTCGTCCACCCAGACCGGGCCGCCGCGCAGCGCGAAGATGCTCTGCGCCTTCGCCGTCAGGGCGTTCGCCGCCGAGCGTCCCAGCGCGATGATGTTGTTGTAATTTTCTGCCTCCTTGAGTAGCCGAGGACGGCAGCACGAGATAGGGTCCGGGAGGGCCGGGAGCCCGGTGACAAGACGGCGACGGTTCTCCTTGTCGAGCGCCTTGGTCATCTTCTCCCACGCGTTCTTGTCCGTGCCTGCGTTGCACGCGACGACGTGGGTGAGGTCGACGTCCGAGCGCCTACGCCCGATGGCCAGCAGCGCCAGGTTCCACTCCTGCCCGCTGCGCCCGGAGAGCGGCCGCCCGTTGTTGGTGTCCTCGATGTGCGGCGTCTCCGCCACCGCGAGCACGGCAGCGCCTGCGTGCACCTCGGGCGGGCACGGCTGCCAGTAGCCGTCGCGGAACGCGCCCTTCGGCCCGAGCGGGCACACATCGCAGCGCGCCCCATGCTGCCGAGGATCGTACGTCATCGCGCGACCTTCGGCGGGTAGAAGACGGCGACCGCCGACGGGAACGGTGCGCCCGTCTTCGCGTCCCCGAAGCGCAGACGTCCGCGGACGAAGACGACCTGAGCGAACGGCAGCACGTAGTCGTGCCACCACGCGGTGTCCGTGCGCGCCGGGAGCAGGCACACGACGGTCGCGCCTGCGCGGCTCTCGTCGTACGCCTTCTTGACCCACCGGCTGATCTCGCGCCCATAGGGCGGGTTCATCCAGCAGACATCGAGGCTCCAGTCCTGCGCCAACCCGTTCGTCTCACGGTCGAAGAAGCGGGCGCACTTGGCGTTGTCCGCGTCCGCGCACACGTCGAGCGTGAAGTTGAAGACGCTGTTCCACTCGTTGAAGAACGCTTGCGGCGTGGCCCATTGGTCAGAGGCCGACGAGAACATGAGGTCGGTGTTCATGTAGCCCCGGTATCCTTACCGGAGCGTCATGGCAAGCCTACTTGGGAACAAGCTCCGACCAGTCCAGCTTCACGCCCGGCTCATACTTGTCGAAGTAGTCCACAAGCGCGCCGATGTCGCGGTACTTGAGGTTGGCCGGACCCGCCACGAAGCGACCGTCTTCCCACCGACCCGCACCGCGGTCCTTGGCGTAGATGGACTCGACGCTGAAGGTCGGGTGGTTGGGCTTCTTGTACCGGTCGGTGCCGTGCCCCGCATCCGGCACCTCGTTCGCAGCCCATGCGCCTCGCAGGTCGTAGTCTTCCAAGTCACGGTCGATGCCGCGCTTGATGGCCCATGCGCGGAACTCAGACTCCTTCTCCGGCGAGAGCTTGGTGTCGTACTCGCCAGCCTTGAACCACGGGCGCTCTGCAATCTGCTCCTGCTCGTTCGTCATCGAGCCATAGCGCATCGACGTCTGCGCGGGCGTACCGGCCGTCGAGTTGAACTTGGCCTTCTGCTCCGCCATGCCCTCACGGCGGAGCTTCTCCTTCATCTCAGCGTAGTCCATCTCAGACCTTCTGAGCGCCGTACCGCTGCTTGAGCAGGTACACGTCCGTCAGGTGCTTGGTGCCGATGCCGGACACGAAGTTCGACAGGGCGCCCGGGTACGGGCACTCCGCGCCGTTCACGACGGCGTCGTTCGCAGACTCCGACAGCTCCATGAGCATCTCGGCGATGACGAGAGGCGAGCCGCCCATCGTGGCGACCTGGCTGATCTTCTCGCCCGCCGCGGCCCATGCCTTGATGGGGTCCAGCTTGTCGGCGCCGTAGTGCCCCGCGATGACCTCGGCGAGGCCGTCGATCTCATCCTCGACGCTCTCGTAGAGGCGCTTGAACATGAGGTGGTCGCCGTAGAAGGGAGCGCCCTTCGCCTGCCAGTGCAGGGTGTGGTACAGGTGATGCGCGGCGCGCAGACCTGCCCACAGGTCAAGTAGAACGGGCAGAAGCACAGAGCCTCCCAAGCCCGACCATCATATCAAAAACGAGAACGCCCCGCCACTAAGGACGGGGCCGAGCTTACGTTCTCGCCGGGCGTTGAGCTGCAAGAAGTGTCTACTCAACGGAGCTGGGTAAACACTTCTTGCAGGCCCGTGTCTACGGTTCCCTCGTCAGGGACTAACGAGCGACGTTCACGGCCGGGGGCGGCGGGAGACGGAGGCCGCCAGCGGGCGCCGGAGCCACGGTCTGCACCACCTGGCCACCGCCAGCGGACGGGGCCGCCGGGATGACGCTCTGCGCCACCGGGGGAGCGCCGCGCGGGGCGCTGCCGCTGCCGTTCTGCGCGGTGGGCACGATGCCGGAAGCCTTCGCCTTCTCGTACTGGTCCTTGGTGAGGAACTTGTTGATGGTGGCGTAGCTGCCCTGCACGCCCTGCTGGCCGGGCACGAACTCGACGTACGCCTTGCGGCCGCCGTTGGTGGCGGACACGAACCACGCGTCGCTGATCTCGCCGCCCTCGATGTCCTCGTCGGAGAACCCGAACGACGACAGGGTGGTCTTCATCGCCGCGAGGCGGCCCTTGAACTGCTTCTCGGGCAGGCCCTCGACCGGCAGGTTGAGCCAGGTGAACATCTTGAACCCGTTCGGGAACTCGACGTTGAAGCGGCGGCTGTCCGGCTTGTCGCCCTGCTTGTGCTCGACGGAGACGCCGAACACCTCGTAGTAGCCCGCCTCCGGCTGGGAGGAGCCGAGGGTGGAGACGCCCTTGAAGGCGGAACCGTTGATCATGAAGGACATGGTGAACTCCAGTTGGTGGTCGTTGATGCAGTTGTTGACGGACTACGAGGCGCTCGGAGGAGGGGGAGGCAGTGGCACGCCGCCCGTCTTCTTCGAGTCATCCTTCGGCGCGAGGTCGAAGAGGCTCCTCGCCTTGCGCTTGAGGAACGTAGCGCGGGCAATACCGTCTTGGCAAGCCCAGCGAAGATGAATTTGTTCATGACCGGCGCGGAACAGCGGGTGCTCCTCGGAGATCAGCTTGATGGAACCTTGCACATCGTCGGTCGCCACGATACGCTCTGCAAGAGCATCCGCCAGTTCGTCCTGCCACTCCAGCCCCGGAACGCGGCTGAGCTGGTAGCCGCCCGCGCTCGCCCGGAGAACCTCGCGCAGGTTGCCCGGCGTCTTCGCCCAGCACACGCCGGTGCGGTCGCCCGTCACCCAGTCCGGCGACGTGGGGTCGCAGAAGTAGATGCCCGGGAACCATGGGTCCGGGTACGTCGAGTCGACCATCGCGCGCACGTTGATGTCGCACCAGCTCGGGAGAGTCTCGACCTGGTTGCGGCTGGGCACGTTCGGGCCGCCGGGGCAGAAGAACCCCTCGGCGTTCGTCCCCGGCATGCGCTCGTGGAACGTGAAGGCCAAGTGCACGCCCATGTGGCGGGCGAGGCCCGACAGCATGAGCAGGTACTTGTTGAGCTGCTGGTAGGCGTAGAACTTGTCCTTCTTGCCGCTCTTGCCCGCGGGCGCCTCTTCGTTCCAGACCATCATGCTGCGGTCGCAGATGTGGCTGGCGTCGTCGATGATGACCGCGCCGTACTGGCGGGCCATCCCCGTGCGGTGGACGTAGTCGAGCAGGGTCACCAGCTCGTGCAGCGTCTGCGGCGGCTCGGGGTGGACGGCGGGCGTGAAGCCCAGCTCGTTCTGCGCGACGAGGGTGATGGCACTCGGGACACCGATGCACAGCGCCGTCGGGAACGCGGCGAGGACGTCGGACGTCTTCTTCTTCTTGGGCTTTCCGTACACCGTCACCATGACGGTCGGGTTGTCGGTGGTCATTCTTGGCACTCCGGCCCGGTGGTCATCCTCGTCGCGCGGGCCAGTCGCGACGAGAGGCAGCCCGGGCTCCGCTACGCGCGGGGTCCGAGAGAACAGAGGTCGAGCCCGGCACAGGTTCCGTAGCGGCCATAGCACGAGAGTTCGTTCTGCGCCTTCGGCCACTCCCACGGATCGAGAGTCATGTCGAAGTGCGCGATCTGGTGCTCCGCCCACCACAGCCAGCGGGCGAAGTGAGCATCGCGGTGCGGCGTCTGCGGAACCTGCTCGCGAGCCACGCGGCCGGGCTGCGTCGAGGAGATGAGGTTCAGCGTCAGGCCCCCGAACGCAGGCCCGTAGAGCTGCTTGCCCATGATGCGAAACGCAGCGAAGCCGCCGTCGATAGCGTAGGCCGCAGCGCTGCTTTTCGCGTTGACGCTCGCCTGGTGCTTGTGGTCCCAGATGTAGTAGCGCCCCGACCCATCACGGGTTACGAGGTCTATGCGGCGCGTGAGCGTTATCGGACGCCCATGCTCTCGGTGGTCGGGCATGTGCAAAGGCGTCACCTCGATGTCGGCACCGTCGAGACTGCGCCACGCGCCGCCCACTACCTCGGCAACCCACAGACCCCACTCGCCGCGCAGCGTGCCGAGCACCGCCGTCACCGGGGCCTCGACCGCGATGACGTCTCCGGGCGGCTCGGGGAACTTCGCCAGGTACGCGTGGAACACCGTGAGCATGGACGGCAGCAGCTCATGGCTCCCGTACTTGTCGCACCACGCCGTGGCTGCCTCTTCCGGCTCCATGAACACCGACGGATCGCGGTGCATCGTTTCGTCGACCACGACGCCCTGCGGCTGCCCAGCACCCCAGATGGCGTGCAGATGCGCTTGGAGCGTGTGGCCGATGCTGCCCTTGGCGAGCGCCTCGATGGGCGGAGACAGGTCCGGCGTGCGGCCCTGCCCGTCCGCCATGCGCGTCGAGCGGTACAGGTAGGCGAAGAGCTGGGGGCACTTCGCGAAGTTGCCGATGCGGCTCCAGCCGCGGCCGGACTTGCCGGCGTCGATGAGCATCTTCACGGCTACTCCTCCTCTTCTTCGATGAACAGCTTGGACACGACGTCGTCCACGATGGCCTCGCGGTCCTCCATGCCGAGCAGCTTCTCGCCCATGCCGTCCAGCTCGTCGGCCGCGAGGAACTGCTCGATGGGGCCGAACTTGTCGGTCAGGATCTCGACCACACGCTCGTCGTAGGTCGAGGCTGCGACGACGACCTTCAGCAGCGTGGCCCGTCCGCCATGCCGGTCGAACCGGCCACGCCACTGAAGGAAGTCACCGGGCTTCCAAGGAAGCATGGCGAAGATGGCGAGGTCTGCTGTCTGCATGCCGTCGACGGCGATCCCGAAGGCTTGGCCGGTCCCCACCAAACAGCAGGGACCGGCGCTGCTTCGGAACCCGTCGGTCATGTCGTTGCGCTCGGACTCGCTTACGCCGCCGTGCCCAACCCAGACCGTCGCGTTCTTCACCTCGTCGCTGGCGCTCGCGGCCTTTCGGATCGCTTCGCCCCAACGCTCGGCTTCCCGGCGACGCGCAGTGAACACGATAACCTTGCCGCCACCCTTCAGTCCTTCAAGGACCTCCGCCACGACGTAGCTACGCTTTCGACTGCTCGCCTCCGCAAGACGCGCCTCGATGAGACGTTCTCGCGCCGGCACATCTTCATAATCACCTCGCGCCTGACGCGCAAGCTGTTTGATAGCTTGATCGAAGGTTTGTGCGTCGTCGTAGCGCTCGGCCTTGTCCTGCGCGGACACCGGCAGGTAGACCACCTGGACGCGCGTCGGCGGCAGGCTGGCGTGGCTCTCGGTGTACGGCACCTCGTGCGTGAAGAAGGAGCAGCGCGCCCGAAGCTCGTCGATGTTGCTGCTCCCCTTGTCGTCGTAGCCGCCGTAGGGGTTCGGCGTAGCGTCGCAGTAGCGCTGCGCGAAGCTGCGGTAGCTGTGGGCGAAGCCGCCGGGCGTGAGCAGGTCGAGCTGCGACCAGAGTCGGCGCGGCCGTCCGTCGTCGAGCGGGGTGGCCGTGAGGCCGATGCGGAGCTTCAGCGTGGGCAGACGGCTGACGTCCATGATCGCCACGGACCACGCGTCACGGTCGCCGCTGGCGGTCTGGCGCCGATGGAAGTCGACCTTCCCGTCGGATCGGCTGACGGCCTTCCAGCGCTTCGACTGCCCGTGGATGTGCAGCTCGTCGAGGATGAGCACGGTCGCCTGGAGCGAGGCGACGAAGCCGAGGTTGTCGTTCAGCGACTCCGCACCGATGACGACGAAGCGACGCTGCCCGTTCTTGGTGCAGTACTCGGTGTACTGGGTCCACGTCATGTCGCCCTTGCGGCGCTCGCTCTCCGGCAGCAGCCGCCACGGCAGGATGTTCGTGTACTGCTGAACCTGCGTCCACCAGACGTGCCGGGCCTTCGCGGGACAGATCACGACGACCGTACCGTCCTGCGTCAGCGCGTCCACGAGCGCGCCCACGGTCTTGCCGGCTCCGCACCCCCAGACCTTCATGACCCACGGGCGCCCTGCGGCCCATGCGGCACCACGGCGCTGGTAGGGCGTGGCCATCGCCTCGACGTGAGGCTTCAGCTCTGCGTTCGCGACGTGGCGCTTGATGATGCGCCGACCGCTCTCTTCGAGATGGTTGAGTCCCTCCTCGGTCTGCGGCCACGGCAGCACGAGCTGCGCTCCTGCGCGCGGCTCCGCGCTCCAGAGGCCGTTGAGCCCCCAGCCCGCGAGGAAGTGCTCCACGATGAACGCGGCGTGCACGGGCGCGTAGACGTCGATGTGCGACGGCGCCCCCTCGTCGGGCCACTCGTTCTTCGTCAGCCGGTACTTGCGGCGGCCACGGATGGCCCACGCGAGCGCGCCGGGGATGTTCTGCTCCAGCGCGATGGCGAACTGGGCTTGTTGGGGGTCGAACAGCTTGTAGATGTAGTGGGGCTGGTCCCACATGGTGCTCTCCTGAAGGCGGATCGAGCGTAGCGGGTCCATGACAAGGCGTCAAGGGTTCTTGACGCAGCGGTAGAGAGATGGTACATGGTGGCATGCCTCAAGGTGAGGTGGAGGATCCCATGAACGAATCTGCTGTCGTGATC